TAATCAACATACACATCCACAAATCCACACAAATCAACGCACTCACTGCCTTTTCAGCAAGCGCGGAAAACCCTTTTGTTGCATTTTCCTTTGTTTCCTCTAAATAGTTAATATTCATTTTGGATTAAAGAAGGGTTAATAACAGTGGCCATAAGGCCTAGAAAATTTTCATCATTATTTAAAATCATTACATTATTGACAATCAAAGAATGTCGTGTCTCACATTCAAACTAGAGCCTACAAAAAAGAAAGGTTTGCAACACCTCCACCCCTGGTAGGGCAGTAAACGTAGGATAGCTGAATGGTATCGATAGAAATAACTCCCGGTACGTCGGGTAAAAGACACTCAAGGGGACCAATTATTCTCTTATAAATGTTAGATCCTAATGCTCATTAAACTCTACTGCGAGTTGAACACTTCAAACGGAAATCATAAATTTGAGGGGGATGCCCCAAAGCATGTCTAAGCCTACTAGAATCACTATCTCTTCATGTCTAGCAACGATTCAAAATAACTCAATAAATCTCAATAAGATGCAGAATGCTGTTTTAATCCATTCCGCTCACAAATTGAGCAAAAGTGCGTCTATATTTAAAGTCCTGACATAGGACGGGGTGGGTAATCCATTATCTAGGATACCCAAAAGCCTCTTAAGAAAAGAGGGATTTCAATTTCATATAATAGAACAACATAAAATTGAGAATTTGTCTATATTTAAAGTCCTGACATAGGACTACAAGGTCTCCCACTCCATAAGGGTGGTATTTTCCTGAGGCGACGAGGCTCATACGCTAAGTTTAAAGTCCAAGCATGATGGACGGGGTTTCAGTTTAAGGATACTGAAAATCCGGCTAGTCCTTCTTTCAGGGGTCAGAATAATTACTCAACCATAATGAACTGCTTATCATTAAAGATTTGACATAAAATACGGTCACAAACAGACACATAACACGGCTCATAAAGAAACGTGAAATGTGTTTGAATTTGTACTGAACGTACTAAATGTTAAGTTTCTTTATGAACCAAAGTTCAAAATGGGCGAATATATCAAAATCGCGCAGTCCGGCGCCAATCGGACAACGAAATCTCGAATATAGGGATCTATGTAAGTTTAAAACTTACATAGAGTCCCT